GTCCGCATATTGCGTTTTCGTGTTCGACGCCGGCGCAATGGAGGCAGTCATCACAGGCGCCAATACCGCCGGTGTGGCTGCTGCATACGCGCTGGCATCATCTGTTGTCACGAGCGCGTAATACACATCGCGCAGACCCACATTACTTTTGTATTCAGCTTGTGCAGGCATAGTTAAACTCCTTGAAGATAAACATAATCTTTCGCCAGGCCATAATGACCTGCTTCTTTGTCTTGCGGCAACTGGCGCTCGTTACTTATCTGAAAGCCTGCGGTGGTCATGGCTGCATCCACATTCGGGATGGAGACCAGACCTCCGCGGCTGTAAATCGATATCTGGATCAAATAGGACCGCGCGGTCTCTGCATCATCTGCATGTTGCTCAGGCGATCCGTCGATCAACTGGTAGGCGAGAAACGTGTCAGGCAGTGCGCCCGTGCTTTTATAGGGCGCCAGGGCGAAGGCCACCGCCGGGCTGAGCGTATTCAATGCGGTCTCGACGCGTTCATAAATAGTAGTCATGATGTAGGCAATCCGAATCTTTCCATCACTGCCTTCATCATCACCTTCAATTTGCTCTGACGAAGCTGCCTGAATGCCGGGCGGATGAATGGCTCTGCAGCCTGGCGCGTGTTGCCATATTCCTTGGGCTGCACACCCTCGCCGCTTACGCTCAGCTCGATGAAATGATAATTGCCATCACGCTGCACACTGGAGGCTGCAATGGAATCTTCCGTCACGCCGGTCCAGACTTCGCCGGCTTGTTTGGTCTTCAGCAGACTCTTCTTCAACTCTGCTTTAGCGACCGGCGCCGCCTCGGTCAACACATCCGAGACGACCTCGTCGATATCAATACCTGCGCTCACCATATCTTCGAGATACGCATCCAAACCTTTGATCTCAAACTTGCCGCGCACGGGCATACTACACCGTACCTTTCGAGCGCTCGACGATCATCTCGACCCAGCGGTTGCGGTCCTGCACAGCATCCACCGAAAGGATCTGCCAGGCCTCACCATCCTTCAACACGCGCCAGGTCGGAACAATATCCGTGCGGTGTCTCACCGTCACTGTCGCGCGCTGCACCAATTGCAGAGCATCACTCGTCACGGCTTCCTGTCCATGCGCATTGATCCACCGCGCCCACATAGTCGGCGTGGTCCCTACGTTTGCCCATGTGGCCACCTGCGCACCACCGGCATCGCGCGTGATCGTCGGCACCTGAAACGTAATGCACGTTCGTAAATCGGCGATGCTAATGTTTAGATCGGCCATTGCGCAGCATCCTGTGGATCAGAACCACACCACGCGCTCACCGATGAACGCGCTCTTGATATTCGCCGGCACATCATGACTCTCACGGTTTTCAAACCAATAAGCCACCAACGACTGGATCGTGCTCTTGATCCACTCAGGCACATTGGACTCTGCGGCGCCATAACCAGCCACAAAGCGGACCGTGATCCCACCGGTTTCCTGCAGGCTCACACCCGGCAGGCTATCGAAGATGACCGTGCCAGGCTCGCTCTTGATATCCACGCGGTAATCAGTCCACGTGGCTTCCGCACCAACGCGATCGGTGTACTTCACATGCGTCACGCTCAGCAGTGGCGGGCGATAGAGATTCAAGACATGGTTCACGGGCCAACAATTCACGGTCATGTCCCAGGTCTGTGTAATGAACGCCCGCCGCGAAAGTTCCTCGCCCTTCTCACGCGCGGCTTTGATCAGCGACGTGATGAGGGCATCATCATCGCTTCCATCCACGCGCAAAAACGACTTGGCAGTCGCCAAAGAAACGGGCTCAACAGCTGGGGCAGTGATCAAACGCAGGTTCATAAGCAGCTCCCCCTCTCCGGACCCCGCAAATGGCGGGGCAGGTGGGAGAGGGTAGGGTGAGGGTAGAGTGAGGGGTTGGGTCTATTCCTCTTCAGGTGCTGTTTTCTCAGCTGCTACCTTGCTCTTCCTGGAGCGCGATCTGCGAGATTTGCCTTCAACCTGCTTTTCGCCTTCTGCGGGCGCAGCCTCTTCAGCAGGCTCCCCAACAACCTTCCACCCCAGTTGCTTGTGATTCTCCACAACCAATGGGCTGACTTCGATGGTCTCGCCATCTTTTTCCATCGACACAAGTTTTTTCTTCATGATATTTCTCCTTTTCTAAACGTTCAACTCTCTCCCCCCAAATACCCTTCGGAGTATTTGGGGGGCTGCCCCTTCAGGGGCAGGGGGGCCAGGCCTATCCAAGCAGTGTCGCGATGAAATCGCTCTTGACCGCCTTCACGCCCCAGGCGATACCAACCTCAATCGATATTTGGCGGTATTGGCGATAGAGCGCGACCTGGAAGACGAGGCCGCTCACCGGATCGAGAAATTCATATACGTCGTCGGCGGCATCCCCACCTTCGGGCATGATCGGCAAACGAGTCAGCAGGTGGAGCGCGCTGCGGTGGAAGCCAAAATTACCTGTATAGTTGGCTGCGATCGTGATGGTCTTCGCATCCACCTGTGCCTGTCGCAGACCAGGCTTACCAATCGTGAAGGTCCCGGCCGCCAGGGCTGAATTCGCAACATACTGGCGGGTATCGTCCTCGAAGGCAAGTACATCACCAGCCAGGAGAGTGCCAGTGCCGGTGTCCGTAGCAATCGTGGATGCGCCCACGGCATGCGAACCATTGAACACATAGAGCGCGCCGGTGCCCTTGATGTGGCTGACGATCTGACCAGATTGGCGCAGGTCGAATCCTTCCACCCTGCCCAGCGCCGCATTGCGCAACAGCTCAGCGCTTCCCGCCTCATTGACCTTGAAGAGCCCGGATTGCACAGAGAGCAGTTTCGTGGCAGCCGCACCGCTCAACACCAGCTGTCGATCAGATGCCGGCGTGCCGTTATCGTCAAGGATCAGTTTCGTGTCGGCAAAGTTGCTGAGGTTGTTGGCTGTTGCAAATGGGGTGGTTCCTGCAGCGCCCGTGGCACGTGAAGAACCGATCTTTGCCGCCACAAAGAGATCAGTTTCGATTTCATTGGATAACGTTCGCATCGCCTGTGCAAATTGATCCTCGAGCACTTTTTGATAAACAGGCCGAAGGCCGGCTTGTTCGTTCCCATTCCACGGGAACGAGACTTTTCGTTCTTTGGAGATGGTCATGGTGCCAGGACCAACGGTAATACCGCTCGGGTCTGGACCCGTGGCCGCCGGTGTGATGTCAGAAGCCGCCATCGTTGGAACGATGGGATAGGTGATCGTCTGATCCTTGGCAACGCGCTCCAGATCAGAATCTTTAAATACAGCCGGAATGAAACCTTGCATCTCACGCGCAACGGTATCCGCTGCACGGAAAATGGTTTCAATCAGGCCAGTGAGTGTGTTTGCGCTCATGATATTTTTTCCTTATGTCTTACGTCATTTCGAGTAGGGGCATAGCGTTGCTGTGCCCAGTGAATGAAAACTAATCTATGACCTTGCCACCACCGCGTATGTACGCGGCCTGCGCATCGGAATCCAACTTGTTGAACTCCGCGCGCTTCGTGACCTTTACGCCGGCATTGCTATCGCTGGGCTTCTCAGGATCCTGGCTGACATTGAACGTCTTCTCCGCGGCAGCCCTCAGCTTTTCGCGTTCGTCCTGGATCTGTTTGATCTGCGCATCGAGCGCACCGATCTGACCATGGCCATCCCCAACGCCCATGATCTCGTTGAACTCTGTGCGCGCTTCATCGGTGAGATCGCGGTTCTCTTTATCCGCAGCCTCGACCAATGCATTTGCACGGTCCAAAAGTGCGCCCCGTTGTTTAAGTAATTCACGTAAATACATGCTGTTTTCTCCTTCGAGATGTTTTTCTCCCACACTCGCCAGGCGCGCCCGCGCCTCTTGCGTATGGACATTGACGGAGGCAGGCACCTGCCCGCCATCCGCTAGTTTCGATTCATCTGTATCGCTCGCATGCAATGACGCAAGCGGAACATTCGTGCCAAGTAGTCGATTAACAGTTTCTTCCAGAGTCCCGATTCGATCAGCCATTCCCAGCTTCACGGCTTCACGGGCACTCACCACACGCCCCTCTCCAAAACCATTTCGCACAACCGCAGGCTTGACTCCCCTGTTCCTGCCAACAGCTTCCACGAAAGTATCGTAGACCTCACTGACACTTGCCTGAAGCGCGGCTCGCGCTTCTTCACTCAGTGGCTCGTAAGGATTTCCTTCTGTTTTGAATCGGCCCTCCTTGATGATCGACAGCTTAATACCTTCCTTATCGAACGCGACACTCCAATCCTCGTGGATAGCAAATACACCAATGGACCCTACATCGCCTGACGGAGTGATCACTATTTCGTCTGCAGCGCTTCCGATCCAATACGCCGCCGATGCCATCAAATGATTGGCAACGGCCACAATGGGTTTTGCGCCACGGGCCTCGAAGATCTGCTTCGACACTTCCTCGATCCCATAGACCGCCCCGCCCGGACTGTTCACATCCAACACAATCGCGCCAACTTCAGGATCTCTGATCAGCTCAGCAAACTGCGCGCCAAAACGCTCAGCGCTGGTCGCACCAGACATCTGGGTCATCAGGTTCGCTCGCGGGAATATGATTCCAAAGAGTGGCAATACTGCCACAGAGTTAACTCGGCGTTCAGGTGGTCGTGCAGCTCCATGGATCCGCGTCTCAATTTCCTCCGCTTCCAGTTTTTCGCCATTCGCATGCCGCTCAACGATCTCTTTGAGGACAACTAATTTGTTGAACAAGATCGCCCACGGTGTCTCCGCAAAAGCCTGCAAAACATAAGGTAACTTACTGTTCATAATCAAACTCCTCTTCATTACCGATTCGAGCGATCGAAAAGGTACCGCTCACAAACGATAAAATTTCTTCCGCGGCACGAGCAAGATAAGTTTCCATGCCATCAGATAACTGCTCAGCGCTCATGGATTTCACCTGCATGCAGCGCTCATCTAAGAATTCCTGGATAAATACATCTGCTTGCATAGCCCCATCCACATCGAACAATCGGCGCTGCGCTTCAACCAACGGCTCAAACTGCTTCCGCATAAACGCCACATGGTCCACACCATAAAATTGATCGATCCATTCTGCATACGCTTCCTGTTGACCCTTCACCTGCCAGCGCTTCGAAGCGCCACTTAAGTCGTTGGCTTCACGCTTCAGCACGCGTGCGATCGCATCCCGCCATAAAGGTTCGAGTGCGCTTGCAGTGGCACTGTCGGTGTCTTCGGTGTCGCTTCCCTCAACATCGCTGCCGCCACCGGTTGTCGTTTGGGTTACGGTGGTCATATTCAATGGCATCAACATCGCATCCAGTCCCTTGCGTGGGTTCATGTTCTCGCGTTCCCTGGCCTCGTTGCGAGAGATAAAGCCAGTGTTGATCGCGCTGACGTAGGCTGCATAACGCGTCGCGATATCGCCGCGCAAAAGACCTTCCATCAGGTGCTCGTAGTAATAAGTGCTCCGGTCCTGCTCCAGCAGCAGCTTCGAATTGAGCTGCTGGTCAATGCGTGTTGCCCATGGCCGCAGTGTGTGATTCACGTATCCCTGTTCCTGGCTGTCAATTCCACTTCCCCAGCTGGTGGATCTCTCGACATCCCCGATCATGTGCGGTGGCACGCGGAAGATACGCGCGATCTCACTCACCTGGAATTTGCGCGTCTCCAAAAACTGAGAATCATCGTTCGGGAGTCCCAACCGCTCGATGCTCATTCCCTCCTCAAGGATGATCGGCCTGTGACTCTGATCAACTCCCGCCCTCTCATCCAGCGATTCCTTCAGATGATCGTATGCCGTGTCCGAAAGCTCACTCGGATGCTTATAGATAATTCCAGGATTCGCACCATTGGAAAAAAACTTGGATCCAAATTTATCAGTAGAGATCGTAAACCCGATCGCATTGCGTGCCAGGGCAATGCGCGAATAACCGATCAGTCCGTCGAAGCCAAACGCAGGGATGTGTAAAATTTCCTCGCTCAGGAATACACGCTCTTTCCCCTCGGATGTTCGGTAGATATAAATGCGCTCGCCTTCGAAGCGCTTCACTGTCATCCTGTCCGGGCGCAGTGGCCACAGCTCAACCACGTCGCCGCTCTTATCGAAGATCGGCTGCCCAAAGAAGTTCCCCCACCCCAGCATGTGTCCCACCATGAATTCACGGAAGATCATGGACGTATGTTCCGGGTTTGGCTGATCGTGCATCAACCGGTAATATATGCTGTCGTAGGCTCTGAATTTATTGCGCCCACGTCGCTGGTATAAGATCAGTGGCAATGAGGAAAGGTCCTCCGAAAGGATCGTGAACGCGGCCAGCACTGCAGAGACCGTCAGCGAGATCTCCGGAGTGATCGTCTCTTCGCTATAACTTCTCTCCCGCACACCCACGCGCACCGGTCGAACGGTTTTCTCCGCCAGCTGTGAAGTTCGGGTTCGGATCATGTCATTCGTTAATGGCATTACTCAACCTTTGAGTTAATCCAACCAGCCAGGTACGATGTAAACACGCTCTCAAGGACCATCACTGCACCCACCACTGCCAGCGCCACAAACAACGATGCCCACCAGGTCAGCCCAATAAACATCATCAGCATTCCCATCCAAAATGTTTTTTCGTTGCGATCCTGCGTTCGAAGCCAGGCAATAAAACGTTTCATCGGCTCAATAGACTCACGATCACATCAGTCATAGATCACTTCCTCGCCAGAGTGCGGATCTCCGTAACCAGCAATGTGATTGCATTGGTTAACAGCGTGATCGCATTCACCAGAGGATCACCGTTGGATGAGTTCTCAAACGCTTTCTCCAGTTCTGCCTTCACCTGATTTACCACTCGCAGCCCAACATATCGCGATGTGCCCGCGCCCGTGTTTGAGCTCACTCTGCCCCAGACAATCCCGTCTTTTTCCGGGTACACCTCATACACGGTAAAGGGAACGCCTCGCGAATAAACGCCCACTCGATTCGTTGTAGATTTCGTATCCATCTGCGATCGGATATTTAGATCCAACAATGCGGTGTAATCACCAGGGACCATTTGCTCTTCCATCGAATCTCCTTCAGGTAAAAAATAAAACGCCCGACGACTCTCTTTCGAGAATCGTCGGGCGCATCTGTTCCGACAATCGTCCCGGCCTACGCCAGGACTGCGATCAGTTGTTCAAAAAATTATAGCACGATTCTTAGATCAGAAAACCTTGCAGTTATCTGACCGGTGCATGTGCAGCCAGCCAGAGAACGAGCTGCCAGAAAGCAACACCAACGACGCCGGCTGTAATGGTTGCCAAAGCCACTTTGATTACACTCTGCCAGAGATCCTTCGAGAACTCGCTCTTCTTCTTCGCACTGTCATGGACCGCAGTCGAGATCTTGCCCACTTCGATCAACATCTCTGTGCGAAGATCTGTAATGTTTTTGTTGATTGCAAGGAAGGATTCCTTGTTCTTTTTGATATCCTCTTCGGCGATGGCGATCCGTTCCTTCAGGCCGCCCGTTTTTGCAGTGCCATTGATAACCTCTTCCAACCTGTTCAAGGTCACTGTAAATAGGTCCAGCTGCGCCCCGAGCTTTGCAAGATTTTCAGACAGGCGTTGAGTCATTGAGGTCATATTGTCCTCATCATCCTTATAAAGTTGTCTGCGATCGCGGGATCGAAATACATTCCCTTTTGTTCCTTGATATATTCGAGTGCCTTATCGACACTCCATGATTTTCGATACGGGCGATCGCTGGTCAACGCGTCGTACACATCGGCGACCGAAAAAAGCCGCGCCTCGAACGGTATCTTATTCTCATAGAGTCTGCGCGGGTAGCCGGTGCCATCCCATTTCTCATGGTGGCAATAAGGGATGTGGATTGCGCCCTCCAGGAAAGGGATCCCTTTCAACCGTTCGTAAGCAATGACCGGGTGCATTTCCATAATGCCTCGCTCTTCGGGCGTAAGTGGCCCCTCCTTCAGTAAGACCATGTCAGGGATTGCAATTTTTCCAATATCATGTAAGAGCGCGCCTCTATAGATATTTTGAAATTGGTGTTTGGAAACTTGCATCAGCCGCGCCAGCCGCAGAGTTAAGTCTGTAACCCTTACAGTATGACCGCTCGTATGAACGTCTCGCATCTCCAGAGATACCCCCCAGGCTTCCATCATTTTATCGTAGGCTTTGACAACGTCCAACGTTCTTTGGATGCGTTCACTGGCCTGTCTCAATTCCCGCGTGATTACCAGAGGCAGCCGTGCCAGATTATCTTTTGAAACAAAATCGCTCGCGCCCTGCTTCAGGAGATCGATCGCAATATCCTCATGGACAGATCCGCTAAAAATAATAAAGGGGATATCGAAACTAATCTGCTTGACGATCTCCAATGCCTTGTAGGGACTTAGGTGAGGGAGTTTGTAATCACAGATCACCACATCCCAGCGCGTCTCATCGAAGGCAATGGATAGCGCCGCTTCGCTCTGTACAGTTCGATGAATCAAACTGTAGCCGTTCGCGCCGCGCAGCTGCCGAAGGACAAGCTCGGCATCATCCTCATTATCTTCGATCAACAATACGCGTAGAATGTTTTCCTTTTTCATGGTTTCTCTAATTCCCTCGCCCAACGGGAGAGGGCAGGGTGAGGGAAAAAACGAAAACGCCCGGCGACTCATCTCGTAAGAGAAGTCGCCGGGCGCATCACTCCGACGGTTCTCCCGGCCTGCGCCAGGAGTGCATTTAAATTCAACTGTTTAGATTATAGCCCCGCAAGATTAATTGTCAACAACAATTAAATGACAAACGCCCAGAGTGAGGGGGGCACCCTAAGCGCTTGTCGATGTGGATTATAGATTATTCGATGGCACTGTCAAGTCCCCACCCCTAAATTCGCGAAGCGTATTTGGGGGAGATGTCACGGAGTGACAGAGGGGGCTTCTTGTGCACGTGTCTGGCCGGCTCAGAGACAAGACTATTCTGCCTTTGCAAGAAGGTCGTATTCATGTTTGACCCCAGCAACAATCTGCTCGAGATAAGTATCGTCCGATAAATTTTCGTCATCAAAGCTGACATAACATTCAACACGGAGATCCTTTTCAAAGTCGAACTTAAGGGTGGTTCCCTTGTATAGATCATCGCGTTGCACGAGTTCGACGTTAAGTGCCCCAACTCGTTGCAATAATATTTTCAAAGCGTCAGCCTGTATTGAAGGAAGGATTTGCGAGTTCATCAACTTATCAGGGCAATGATTTGCATAATGTTCAAAACCACTAATACAATATCGAGTAAAACCCAAAGCGACAAACCAAGGATTACAATTTTTGCCAGCCTGTTCATGTTGATATTATACCTTCTTGTCATCATCGAAGAGCTGATATCCAAACAAGATACTGTTTTACTTTTCAAGCAAAAGAATATTCGATATCCCGCAGCATAAAATCCCGATCCACCAATAGATATTGCCCCATGTCGGAATATTGTTCATGTGAAACGCAATCGACATCATAAAGCCTATTGTGATTACCACTGGATGCACAGGAAATTTATTTACCGTATTCACTTAAGACTCCTTTAGTTTATCTTGTTCGCCTGGTGATCAGCGATCGCACACAAGACTTCTTGTCCTTCTTCAGGAAGCGATATCACGACAAGACCGATCTCCAATCTCTAGTCTCCAATTATCCCACTTTTCTCACGCCGCGCCTCTCATACACCGATTTTTTTTCAGGATGTCGCAGCGCCAGATCCAGCGCCATGATCAGCGCCACAATCCCATCGATCTTCTCACGCGATTTTTCCTTATCCGGTTTCATGTTGCCGGCAGGATCCAGGCGCGCCACCAGGTTATCTGCCATCCATGTTAGCACCGGGTTGTTCCCATGAGTGATCTGCTGCTTCAGGATCATCCGCTCCATGTCCTTCATCGGTGGATTCATGCTTCGATATCCTTGTCCGAACTGTGCCATGGTCATGCCTTTGTTTTGCAGAGCCTGGACCACACGTGCAGCTCCCCAGCGGTCGAATGCGATCTGATCGATATCAAACATTTCCGCGTCTTCCTCAACCTGCTCGAAGATGTAATCATAATCGATGACATTGCCTGGCGTCGCCTCGATGTATCCCTGCTCCACCCACTTCTGATAATGCACACCATCATCGCGCGAACGGATCAGCATGTTATCTTCCGGGATCCAGAAGCGACAGAGCACGTGTGCGTTCTCATCCTCGTCGACGAAGACCAACACAAACGCGGTGATATCGGATGTTGAAGATAGATCCAGCCCGCCATAACAGGTCATACCCTTCAATCGCTGCGCCATCTCCAGTGCTTCCGCATCGCCGGCACACTTGCGCCAGGCATCCATGTTCATCCACTTCACTTCGCCCTTTACCCACACATTCAATTCACGTCGAAGGAAGTTGTTCAGCGCTGCAGCCATTTGAGTGGCACGCTTGGCCTTCATGCGCATGTCATCATAAAACTTC